TTATTTAATTACAATGAAAAAACCGAACGGAATAAAACGAAGAAGAAAAGAAAATAATAATGTTTATAATTTTTCAGGGAAGAAGAAGACGGAATGTTCTAAATACATCATTTTCAAACAGCCAAATAAAATACATTTTTAGATCGCCGCTGACACTGGTTTTGGGCATCGTCAAGTGTCATTCCGGTTTTGATATAAAATTTGCGTTTATTCAGATCATCGCTGTATGTTGCCTGTGTCTGCTTGACGCTGTTGGCAAAATCCTTCAGATACGCTTCCATATCGCCATTGTATTTTGTTTGGGCCATTGCGTCCGTGTTCCATGCCGCCATGCCGATTTTCGCTATTTCAGCGGGATTGGTTTTCCCGTTGGTCATGATCTTGTTCATCATCTCCAACGTAGAATACTGATCGGTAATTTTTGATTCCAATACCTTGCGCCCGGCTGTATCGGTTGCAGGTGTTTGATGATATTGTTTAATGGTGCTATCCAGGGCATCCTGCATGGCCGTTGCACTCATGTCCAGTTGGATCGATGGATAGGTCTTGGTCATTTCCCGAAGGCGTTGTCCGAAGCCGGATTCCCATTGCCGGTATGTCATGGTTTCGTTTCCCTTCATGCCGAAAAGACGCTGTGCGCCTGGAAAACCGTTAAATGCTGCATATTCCTGTGATGTCATGGTTTTATTCTGGAGTTCATTTTCCTGCCGTAACGCTTTCAATTGTTCGCCGAACAAACCGGCGTGAGCACCCGAAAGTGCTGCGGAAGCGTTCAGGCTTTTAATGTGCGCCGTATTAACGCGTTTTGTTTCATTGAATTGCGGGCCCTGGGTAAAATCAATTTGCTGCTGCCCCTGCCCTTCCATGGTCATGGCGTGGCGTTTGTTTTCATCCAATGCGGCCATGTCCCGCAGATTTGTCAGTTTGTTTTTTTCAATATCGGCATTGACCAGCGCCGTGTCGGTGTCGGCTTTCGCGCGGGCCAAAGACAGTTCATTCTCCATTTTTTTCGACATTAACATGTCCGTCATAATGTCGCGCAAGGTTATGCGTGACTTATCCAATGCTTCCGGTACTGCGCCGTAAGGATTTTCCATGTTTTTCCCTCCTTTATTGTAGTGGATAGTGGTTAGTGAATTCACCATCAACCATTCACTAATACACTTCACCATTTGCCCGGACATACCGGGGAATCATCATGCCGATGGATGTAATCAGCGCAAGAAATGTCTTTGATACGAGCACGGAAGACAGATCCGGTTTCTTGTCCGACAATTCGAGTCGATATTTTCCGTAATCAATCAATTTATCGACAAGATATTTTTTAACAGATTTCCTGATTCCCGCGTGGCGCTCCATGCACGGAACCACTTTTTCAGCCAGGGCGTAATATCCGCGAAGTTGCAGAGGGGAAAGGAATGTATCGCGGTATTGTCTGGTGATATTCACTTCGTCCGAATCGCGTCCGGTGCAGGCGGTGACGATGATACATCCGCCGCCAACAATCGCGCCGATGGGATTAAGAATGGCGGAAACTACTTTTCCGGCATCGCCCATGCCGCTTGATACCGTGGACAGATAACCGGTCAATGGATCAGGAGCAAGCGCCATTCTTGCCGCCGACCCTTTAAAATCATCCGTGAACGGTTTGTATAATCCAAGGGTTGCTGTGTTTTTGGCCTTGTCTGCTGTTCCGGTAAACCAGCTTCCTACTTCCAGTGGATTTGCGTCTTGCAGTGTGTATTTTAATGTGTCGTGGTCCCCGAATCCTCCTCTGTCGGCCAGATAATCCACATAATAATTTTCGACCGTCAGCGGGTCTTTCTTTAAGGACCGGATTACGTTTCCCAGTGCTGTGTTTTCCATTCCGGGGTTATTATCGACCACGGCGTTTCCCAGTAGTCCGCCAATCTTCGCAAGTGCGTAATAGGGAACTGCCGTAGATACGCCTCCGGCAATACTCCCCAGACTGCTGCCCAGACTTCCGAAAGAACTTGCTCCTGTTGCAGCGGCTTCTGTCGTTGCTTGTTTTGCTGCTTCACCACTTAACCATTTTGCCAATCCCTTTGTTGTGCTTTTGGCCGTCTCTGTTCCAATATTTTCGCCAAGTTGCGTGACATAGGGGGCGGCAGTTGCCCCGATTTTACTTCCAACGGATGTCCCGATTTTCCCCAGTGTTGTTCCAGCAACGCCTTGCGCTGCCTGGGATGTTGTTCCGGCCAGTGCGTTTGATCCTTCCGGCGCAAGTTTCCCCGGCATGATATTCAGTGCGTCGCCGATTGTTGCGGTCGCCTTGTTGCCCGCTGCCGCCAATGCATCCGTAACCGCTTTTCCTGCCGCTGTGTCCTTGGACAAGGCCGCAAGCGACATCAGCGTATTCGCCCCGGAAATCATGCTGGCCTTGCCGGCTTCCTTGTTTTGTTCGTCGGCGATATATTTCTGTAGGGCCTGACTTCTTTCGAACTGGTCGGCCGCCTGCCTGGTGGCAATCTGACTTTGATACAGGCTTTCGGCGGCAGGGGTTTGGCTTAATACCATCTGATTGTATGGCATTTTGACTTTGCGTCCGGTTAATCCTGATAATTGGGTTCCGGCGATATTCGATAATGATACTCTCATGACGTTTTTTCCTCCTTATTACCTGTACGGAATATTAGGCCGGGGATTGATGAATTGCGCCAGGCTGACGGGTAATTCAATATTCGGTTGCGGTTGAGGTTGAGGCGTATAACGGGCTTTCCAGTCCGCCGTATTCTTTTTGGCGGCGCTTACGGCATTGGCGGCGTTTTGTGCATAAATATTGGTAATGTCCTTTAAGGTGGCGTTTTGCTGATCCATCCGTTCGCTTTGCTTCATCATGGCTGCGCCCTGCACAGGAACATTGACCGCCGCGATTAATGTGGCGACATTGTTATTCTTCAAATAGTCCGAAAGTTGATCCCTGGCAAATTGCAAATTAGACATGAATTTTTTCTGGTCCAGCGCCAGATGTTCAGAGGCTTCCACGGCCGCCGCATCGCGGGTGGCTTTATTGGCCGCGTATTCCGTGGCTGCTTCTTCCATGTTCGGCATTCCTCCTTCGGCGTTTGATTTAGCCAGTTCTTTCAACATGGCCTTGTTAAAACCATATTCTGAGTTGATGGTCGGCATGATTCCCCCTCCTTTACTGGTCAGCCAGGTGTTCCGTCGTGTACTGATAAGACCAGGCTAATAATTGTAATCCTTTTTTGGTTTCGCTGGTTTCCGCTGCAAATCTGAGGCGGCATGACGAAAATGCGTCATGCGCCAGCTTCTTTTTGAGACTGAGAAAGCTTGCCGTCCCGGTCAGGTTAAGCGTGGTCAGAACTTGTCCGGTGGTGTCTCCGTTGCGGTACAGGGTCACGGTCAGGGTTACGGGTGTGGTTTCCGTAATCGGTAAGTAAAGCAACTTGATTTTAATGATCTTATGCGTCTCCAGAATATTGCCGGAAGGAATGATTTCGCCGGTTTCAATGTATTGCTGGATTGGTTCTTCGTCCCAGGTGGTTCCGTATTCCAGCCGCACCAAGTAACCGTTGGGACGCGCACCGTAGATGTATTGTTTGCCGGTGGCGTCGGTCACACGGAAAGCGGCGGACAGATACGGGTCTTCTTCCGCTTGCGGTACCTTGGGATACCATTTATTGACCGAGAAATCATAGAACAGCCAAACGTTATTTTCCGTTTCAGTTCCTGACGGAAATTGCAGGTTGTATTGAGGCCGGTCGGGGTCAAACCATCCGCGAGCCCGGTCGATGGCCGAATAATTGATGCAACGGGAATCATTCGGGTCAAAATAGCATTCAATTCCGGCCATGGGTGATAATCCGCCTGCGTCGAACATATAAGGGCCGGAATAGGACAGCCAACAGGCGATACAGCGTGATGATTGCTGCTCGCGTGAGGTAAATATCTGGAAGGTGTCCAGAGTCAGAGGAGCCGGGCAACCAATTTTATCAGAGACGGGATAATCCTTATAGGTGTCGTAATCATAGCCGTTCAGGATATAGGTATGATACGCCTTGAATAATAAAGCGAAAGTATAGATGGATGATCCCAGGCGGTTGTAAATCTCGCAGCCACAGATCAGTTCTTCCGATCCGCCGATATACAGGGCTGATTTTCCGTCGCCTAAAGATGAATCTTCGCCGTTCCATCCTTCGGTGGTGTTAGTAATGCCGAAATCAATCCGGTTTCCTTCGCCGGTTGTGGCCAGATTGCAAAGCAGGGGGCGATTTTGAAACATTATCGGGAATTTGTATCCCAGGTTGTTGGATAATTGCGGAGCGGGAATCGCCGCAATATAGTCGATCCAGACCGCGCCGGATAATGTGGCGCTGGGAACTAACCGGACACACCAGAGCGTTTCGCCACGGTCATATTTCTTGAATTCCTGCAAGGATGGTGTCGTCGTCCAGGAAAGATAGCCGGTGGTATTCAAGGTTTTGGTGCTGCCGGCTTTATCCAGCGTGGTATCAATGACGCCCTGCGGCACAAACCATGAATCACCGTTCCAGAGATGTGGAACCAGTGTGGCTGTGTTGGAATTGGTTTTTCCGGTTTCCCGCTCATACATGCCGATGCGCAGGGAGCTGAACCGTTCCGAACAGCGGATTTCAATATATTCCGACGATGTCAATCCGGAAACATCGGCCACATAAGCGGATGAACCGGTAACGCCCGCCGCCGTCTCGGAGGCGACGTTTTGCGTGGCGTCAACCAATATGCTGCTGTGATACACGCGGCAATCGATGACGGGGCGGTGCGTTCCGTCCCATATATCCGTAATGGTTTGTATGGGCTGATTGACGGTTACTTTATAGATGGATGCGTCTATGTTGGTGAGCGAAAATTGGTAAACATATCCGTATCGGCCGCAAAGCAGGCGCGGGCATGCCTGGCCGGTGGTGGATTCGAATTCAATGCTTTTTTCGTCCACACTGAACCCGACGGTATTGTCCGTAAGCGTCAGTGGCGTCATGGCAAAACCGTTCCAGTAGGTTCCGGTGATGATCGAACCGGGCAGTACGTTGAGACTGGACAGGTAGAACTTGGCCGAGGTTATGGCCCGGTTGGTGACAATGGCCATCATGTTTCGTGTCGTCAAGACTTCGTATGCGGTGGACGGTCGGGTGAAAGTAGTAGTGGTATGCCGTGCGATGCCTTTGGAAATGCGGAATTCGTCGATATTGCCGGTCGTCATATAAGCGCCGTCATAGGCGGACCCGATGGTCAGGGAGGCGGCCAGGTCTGGCATGGCGTTGGTGCTGATGGCAACATTGGGAGTAGTGGCGATGGGCAGGGTTCCGTTAAAATAGAGCACTACGCTTGCGCCGTGACGCACCAGTTCGAAATGGTTGAACGTATTCCAGATGATGGATGACGAACAGGTGATCCAGAATTCATAATCGGCCTTTGTCGTTCCGCCAACCACGACTTTAAAATGACCGAAGTGGGAATCCAACGTTTGATTGATATTTAAATACCAGTAATTAACCGTATCGGTATATTGTCCGACGATCCCGTTATTGGTTCCGGTTAATTTTGCAAAAAAATCAATCGTCCAGTCGCCCGTACTGAAATTCCAATCCGCATGATCGGGGGCGGTCAAATAGCCGGTTCCGGCAAACGAACCGGATGCCGTCCCGAATTGCTTGAATACGGTAGATAATTGCGCGTCGGCGTGGGCGGTAATCGTGTGAGCGGATGGCGATGTGTCGGTAAAAGTGGTGCTTCCATTGGTTCCGTCGCACGACAAGAGCAGTTTCGTGTAGGTGTCGGCGGATATGATTGCCGTAACCGGCACAACATTCCCTTCGGTTTTGAGGTCATTTTTAATGACGTCCGTGTAGTCAATCGGGTCCGGGAATTCATCGGCGGCGGGCGTCAGTGAAAGAATAAACGCGGCGGGCGGCATTTCATCCCCGCCGTAAATCAGCGTTTCCAGGCCGTTGCAATAGGCAATCTGGTTTTGCGGCCATTTACAAAATCGGCCAAGCCCCGCGCCTGTTGCGTCTTCGTGAAGAACCGTGGATTCGAAATCCAGGGTATTGGGGACGTCGTCGTCCGAATCGGTGGCGATGGCCTGTAAAATGGCGGATGTGGTTTGCGTGTTATTTTGCGCCTGAACCAAAAGACGGGAAGGCGATCCGTTTTTCTGCCGTAACTGAATTCCGCTTTGCGCAATCAGATAGGTGGCGCTGATCGGATGATCCACCACTTTGGTATATCCGGGAACGCCTTCCAGTCCGTTATCACACGGCATTTGATTGCAGATATCATGAAAGTTTTTTGCCCCGGCCATTAACGCGGACGCGCCGGGCGTCCATGTTCCATGAAAATCCATATTCACGATCGGGCGTTTGGTTTCTTCATGCGACATTAGAAATAACGCCTCCTGTGTCGTCCTGTTCCTTGTTTCAGATGACGCATTCCCATTTCCATTTTGATTCTGCGGATTTCATCGGCAAACAGGCTGCTTAATGCCTTGGCTTCGACATATTCCATTTTTCCGGTCTTGAATAATGACGCGGCGCCGTCGGCAATGGCGCGGCAGGATGTGTCGGGAATTGGCCAGACGCCGTAATCCCAATAGACGGGCGCGGGAAGGCAGACATAGGGCACGGTGATCACGTAATCGCTGGTGAGTGGCGGGTCGGACAAAATCATTTTTTGCCGGATGGCCGACCGGATGGAATAGGCATCCGATTTCGTCCAGGCGTTTTTTGTCCCTTCAAACAGAGCCACACCCAGCTTGGTGGTCGACACAACATCCAAAACGATGCCGACGGATGCATCCGTGTCGTTCCCGATCATGTCGCGGGGTTGGACGTTTAACGTGACAAAATTCTTTGTGGTGTCTTCCAGAACTGAACGCCCGCCGGATGTGGTCCCGGCGGAAGACGCCGTGCCGGAAATCAGTGTCGGAACGTCATCCGGGCTGATTTCGGTCACGGCAAAGTAATCAGGATAGTCTTTCCGGTCGGTTCGGTTGTCCAGAAAGATGTCGTCATACTGGCGCAGGGCCGGGTAGGATTGCGTGGTCCCGTCGTCATACCGGACGGCGTAGCGGCCGGATGAATCCTGAATATACAGGTCGATAAAATCGGCCGGCAGGTTATAGCTTTGCTGTCCGGCCACGGTCTTGATCTCCACCGACCTGTGCAATAATCTGGTTTCCCGAAAGAAGATTCCCGCGGCCATATCCAGGCATTCATACGTTTTGAACTGTGTGGCGTATTCGGTATCCATCGCCATCGTATCAATTGCCTGTAAAAACTGCCTGGTCAGCATTTTTCCGATCATGGGGTGCCTCCTTTCATTCTGTTTTCTCCTTATTCTCGATCGCTCATGTTGCTTCCGCACTTCGGACAGCAATTTTCTCCGGTCAGCATGACAGGGTCTTCGATAAATACCTCTCCGCAAGCAGGACAATGGCGCACGGAATCGGAAGGGATCGTGCCTTCTTCGTCTTCGCCGGATGATGCAGACTGTGTTCGTAAAGTAATGGTTTCGCTGTAATAAATATTGCTGTTTCCGTCTTCCAGAAACGCGCGGAGACTATAGAGCGTTGCGGTTGATAGCCCGGTAATGGAAAGGGAGTATTCTCCGGGTTCAAAATCTCCATCCTCATCTACAACGGTATCGGATGTGGTGGGGTCTCCTGTTCCGGCCATATAACAAAACCCGCGTCTCAGGGTGGTAAGCGTGCTTTGTGTGCTGATTTTTCCGTTGGCTGTGACGCTGTTGATGGTCGCCAACGTGCAGGCCATGACGCTGACGATCAAGGCAAGGGTATGGCCGGTCGTTGTTGTTGCGGCATAATCAATATCAACGCCTGACTGTAAAAACGCGCAAACATTATAGAATTTATCGGGCGGCAATCCTGAAATGGTCAGGGAATATTCACCGGCTGGAAAGTCTCCGTCTTCATCTTCGACGGAATCGGCAATCGTCGGGATGGCGTCTCCTTCTACATAACAGAATCCGCGACGGGTCAGCGTGCCGGGTTTGGTAACGATTTCGCCATGTGCGACAAATCCGGCATAGGTCTCATCCGAACAGGGGTCGGTCTCGATGACGGTTTCTTCTTCGCCTTCACCAAACCCGGAACTGGGGGGAGTAAAATTTTCAGTCCACAAAGCTCCTTCGATAACCTGGAATGAGTCCAACCATGAAAAACACAGCAATGGTCTGAAGGCAAATGCAATCATTGTATCTGTGTAAAGGTCCGGGACCAATTGCGTTGGCGCCTGCAATATCCCTTGAACAAACATATAGAAATTATGTCCGCCCGTTACTTTTTCAAACACCAGGGCCGTGTGGTATGTAGTATTCGCAGGTATTGTATCCCCTACTGGTGGCGTGTATGCTTGATTATTTTGTTGGAACATGGATGCTGTAAAGCCATTTACATTTAAAGCGGTGATCAATTCCGCTGTTGGCGTATAGACTAAGTATGTGCCTTCCAGATAAACCGGATCGTGCGATTCAAAAGCGCCAGGAAGTTCACTGACATCCACGGTTGCATCGATTGTTTCTGTCGGGTCATCGTTATACGCTAGTGTGTAAGTGCCATCCCCTGTGATTGAAACTGGTGTGGCTTCATTACCCCAGGATAGCGTCATGGCATCGTAATCAAACGATATCGGGCCGTAATGATGCGGCAAATGTATCGCGGATTGCGCGTTACTTAATGTAACGCCGTCAGAAAACAAGGTTTCTGGTTCTGTGCTGAAACCCGTCTGTTTGCAACATCCTGAACCAAACATCCTTGTGCTGCTTTCCAGTTCGATTCCATCCCCAATGGAAGTCGGCAATATTCCATTGACTGAATCAGCAAAAGTTCCTTCAAATTGGCAATCAAAAAGAATATTTACTGGGTCCGGCATGATTTTCCCCGTTAATTCGTTTCCGCCGGGGGTGCGGGAGCGTTATCCTTTTCCTGTGTCGGGGTTTCTTTGAAAATCACATAGGTAAAATCGTTAAATGTGATTTCATTGGCCTGACCCCACCAGTCGGGACGTTTTCCGAAACCATATTCCAGCCATGATTTCGGCGATCCGATGGCTGCGCCTTTCTTCCCCTGCGGTTTGCGCGCATACAGGACGCTATCCAGAGCCGTGTTCACTTCTTCCGCGGCCAGTTGTTCTTGAAAATCTCCGGCAATAGCCGCTTCTTTTTCGGCGATGGTCTGGTAATGGTCTTCCGCTTTTTTTCTGCCAATGCGGCTCCACCAGGATTCTGCGACTTTGCGGTGTGCGGCGGGAAGGATATTGAGGTCGGAAAGGTTGCGGATAGGATTCCCGGATTTGTCGCCGTAAGTTCCGTCATGATGCAGAAAGATCTGCTTTCCTGAAATATCCTGCCATGAACGATGGACATAAACCGCCTTGCTGGTTCCGTCCGGCTGCTTTACATAAAGTTTTTGAGGCATAAATATTCTCTCCTTTTTTTGTTTTCATGCAGGGTATCCGTAAGGGCGAATAATCATTCGCCCCTACGGAATACGGACGCCCCTGTTATTCTCCAATCATCAGCATTTTCAGCGTGACGGAGGCGGGCGCAATCGTCGAAGGCAGTTCGATCATCGCGCCCAGGTCATAAGTGGTGTCTACCGCCGTTCCCATCAACCGGGCTACGGTTTCCGCTGCGGCGGAATTCTCAATCAGTGCGCCGGTTGAGGAATCGGCGGCGGTGGTTGAAAGCACCAGGTGGCCTAGATCGGCCGATCCGCGGTTGGTGTCGGAGCCCGCCGTCGGCCGCAAATCGAAATCGAACTCCGGCGTGGTGGTTCCCCCGGCACAGGTTTCGGTTACGGTGCACCCCACATATTTGAGTTTGCATTTGAACGGGACGATGAAAGAGACAACATCCGCAGGCGACTGATCGCAGTCAACACCCAGGGTGTCGTCGTAGTCGATGTAAACATTTGCCGGAAGGCATATGGTTCCTTGTTCTAACATGGTTTTATTCTCCTTTTGTTTTAATGTGTTTTTGCTCCCGTAGGGGCGAATCATGATTCGCCCCTACGGTTATTCTTTACGCGCTGGTCACTTTGACGATGCGGCATTCCCGGTCGGTGGCCGACTGGAACATGACGTCAAAGGCAACCGTGCCATACCAGACAACGGCTTTTCTGCGCCCGAAATCAGACTGGAAATTCAGGTCCGCGCGTAAATGCGGATATTCGATTTCCAGACGGCCGACGGCATCCTCGCCAAACACGACGCCTTCGCCCAGCACAGAGCCGGTGCCGACACCGTCAGACAGGGCGTTTTCGTGGTTGATTTCGATAAGGCGGATATTCTCGACCATGCCGACTTCGTTGTTGTAGACGATATCGCCTTTCTGGAGATACATGTTGAACGCCAGAAGGACGCGGTCATTCTTCAAGCCGCGCAGTGCTTTGGTGGCGAAAAGTCCGATGTAATGGTCTTTCGAACCGTAAAAAGGTGTGTGTAGGGTGTTGGCCAGGTAATCCCGGATACATCCCAGGTGGTCGCGGGTGACGTTGTAGGTGGCCGTGGTGGAAGGTGTCCCGTCCGTGTCCCAGGTGCCGCCGGTCAGCGACGTGGGAATAAAGGTCACTTTGGCGTTGGTTCCGGTAAATGCGGCGGCCGCTGCGGTATCCATGCACAGCGCCATCTGATCTTTCAAACGCTTCTGCGCTCCTTCGTTCGGGCTTAAAACGGATAGGTCTTCCGCCAGGGATGTGAATTCAACGCCCCGGCCCCATTCCTTGATGGTGATGGCATAGGTGCCCATCTCCAGCTTGTCGATGGGGATGCGGGTCTGTTCTTCGAGCTCGGCGGATGTCGGTTCGCTAATGGTTTTGTAGTAGGGAAGCGTTACGGTCTGACCCTGACGCTTGCCGTATCCCGTTATTTTTTTGGTGAATGGAACTACTTTAAAGTCCAGGGCGGCCAGTTCCAGTAGCTTGCCGGAAAGTGCATGACTTTTATAAACTCCGCTTGCTGCATCGAATGCCCATGAAAATGTTTCTCCCATGATCGTATTGCTCCTTTATGGTTGGTTAAAGACGCCGGAAATTCATGGCCTTGTCCAACGCATCATTGAGGCTGACCGGGCTGTCATTTTTGCCCGCTTGCGCCCCCGGCGGCGAACCACTGGAGGATCGGCCCATCGGCATTTCGGCACGGGCGGCGTTTTCGGCCTGTTTCCCGGCTGCTTGGCTTTGGCCTAATATTTTGGCGTGATAGTTCTTGGTCTGCGTGACAGCCCAGCCGATCTGCTGATCAAGCGTTAAAGGCTGTCCTTTCTCATCTTGTACCGGCGTGGATTGGGCAATCATCCAGAAATACGGATCATCCGCATTCAAGCCGTGTTCGGCGCTGATGATTTTGTCCCGGACATAGGCTCTGGCGTCCGTTGCGTTTTCTTCCGGATTGGTTTCCGGGTTTGGTTGGGTTTCGGCAGAGGCTGGTTGCGGGGCGGCCGGTGCTTCCTGTGTTGGAATCGTTACGCCCATCTTCCGGGCGGCGTGGGCAATGGCCAGGTCTGTTCTGGCCTGGGCATGAGCCACTTTCTTGCGGTATTCCGCATCGTCCGGATCGAGTGCGTCGATTTCATCCAGAAGTTTTATCCGCATATCAAGGGCTTGCGCCTCAAACTCCGCGCTGACCGCTTCTTCCTTTTCCTTGCGCTTCTGTTCAACTTCCTGACTGGTCAGGCGTGTGTTTAACGCCTTCACTTCCTCGGATAGTTGTGTGATTTTGCGTTCGGCATTGCGATACCCTTCTTCGGCTTCCGCGTGCCCTTTAAAACGGAATGGTTTGGTTTCGTCACCCGGGGCGGCTGGTTCCGCGTTTCCGGCCTTGTCGTCGCTTGCAGGGCTTGCAACCTGATCGGAGTCCGCAGGTTCGTCGGCAGGAATATCGAATTGCTGCAAACCTTCCTTGATGATGGAATCCAGATCCTTGCTTTGCGTGGTCTGCTCTTGTTTCTCCATTTATTTTTCTCCTTGTCCGGCGTAGTCCTTGCGGGGCCGGTTTTATTTTCAACGCCGGAGAGGCGATGAATGCTTTTTGCGCAAAAAAAAGAGGCAACATATCGACGTCGGCTGCCGACATGCGCCTCTTTTAATTGCTGTCCATCTGATCAGGATGGCGTGCTGTTATATGTCTTCTATCGTCTCACGTTATGAGCCGTGAGTAATCTTCATTTCCGTTAATCTGGCGACGGCTTTCCGGGCCAGGTCTTCTTTGACGCCAATATCGGACAGGATGCCCATATAGGCTTTCGCTTCCGGGTCGCAGGTGATGAGTTGCCGGACACGGTCTTCCAGTTTCAAGACGATAATCGTGATGAATTGCATCCCCGGCTGGCTGTCCGCGATTCCGCGATATTCCGCGTTTTTCCGTAATCGTTCGATTTCTTTTGCCGTCCGTTCTTGTTCGCGCTGTTCCTGCACTTTTTCCAGCGGCTGAAGGGTGGCAATATCGATTTTGGCCCCTTGTTCCATTATTCTTTCTTCTCCTGTGGTTACGCCGGTGCGGACTGTGGCGTCATTTTGTTGCTTAAATCAGCGATTCCATGTGCGGCCTGTAAATCCTGTGCGTCACGAATGGCCTGCTCTTGTTCCTGAGTTTTCATTTGATTCTGAGCCTCAATGGCTTTGGCTTCGTCTTCCGCGGCAATGATTTTTTCATCTTTCATGTTGGTGCGTATCTCAATCGCCTTGAGCGCACGATAGGGATTGATGTAGGGCGCAAAGGCCGGGTTGTTTGCCAGTGGAATGATGATGTTTTTAATGTTCGCCAGGGTTTCGTTGTCTTTCATCAATGTCTGGATGCCGGATACGTGGAAGGAGCCGTCTATTTCCGGGACGCCAGCAATGCCATTGGGCATGTTGGCGTTAGGCATAATGCCTAGTTGCTGCAATTCTTCCGGTTGGAAGATTTCGGCGTAATCCTGCCAGGTGGCGTAACGCCGGATGAATTCACTGGCTGCCTGGATCATGTAAATAGCGCCGGTTTCGATATTCTCGCCCATCAGGCTATAAACGCCCAGCGCCTGGTCAAGGTTCTGCGACGCCTCGCGGAAGGTCATGTCTTTGCGGTAGCCGGGCAAACCCTGTACGGCGTCCGGCACGAATGAGCCGCGTTGATAGTTCTGGTCATGGTACTGCATGTTGGCCAGGATGTCGTTGGTGTTGCTGCGTCGCTGAACGGTGCGCACCGCCTGCTGCCCCGCGATGGTGTCCCGTGTCAGGTATTCCTTTCCGGGATAGGTCTCGACGTCGGCGGGATCGACAAGGGCGTCCACGTTGATTTCGGTCATGGGATTAACCACCCATTGCATATAGTCCTGATGCAGACACATCATGTTGTTCATGGCTTCCCAGGTGGACATGATGCCTTCCAGCAATCCGCGGCCGTTGAATTTCAGCAAGTCGGGCATGGGTGAAAAGGCAATGCCCGGCCAACGCATATACCGGTAGGAAACGTTTTGCGGTTTCTGGATAATGCGTCCGGCGGCGGTGGTCAGTCTGGCCAGCGGCAATAACATTTCACCCTTGGGAGAAAGGATGGTGCCGTAAAATTCCGAAGTCAGGTACATCGGACGATAACTGGAGCGCTCCCAAACCATGTTTTTTCTTTTGGCGATGGATTCCTGCGTCAGCCAGGGATTGTCGGGCATTGCCTGTTCCGACTGGCGGATACGGTCAACATTCTCGTATTTCCCGGCTTGTTCGCCTGCTTTCAGGACGTGCCAGTCCAGCCATTCCTGATGCACCCAGTACAAACCGCTTTGCGGGTCGCGCGGGGCGGCGTCCGGGTCGCGGTGGATCTTCCACGGTTCGATAAGCGCAATGGACAGGCCGCGCCCTGGTATCCACTGGGGGATCATTTCCATGCTGATACCCACGGCCAGGGCCATGGTGGTGGCGTCGGTAAACCGGATGACAAACTGGGCATGTTGTTCGTTCAGTTGATATTCCACCATTTTCTGCCAGAATTCGCCCGCGGATTTGTTCTTGAAATTGGAAACGGAAAGGAATTTCGGCGTAAAGGCCCGTTTAACGGCGGATGCGCCGTATTGCACGGTGCCGAATGGCTTGGGGACGATGATACGCGATTGCCAGGCTTCTTTCCTTCCGTAATTGACTGGCTCATTTTCCAGGTAGGTGCGGTAACAATGCATCTGGATTTCGCGGATGTCCTTGTTGGCCTTTACGGATTGGTCGATGCAGTCCTGGACGTAGGATTCAAAATGCTGTGGATTTTCTCCAGCATATGACTGGGATGCTTCTTCTCGTTCCCGCATTTCCTGTTGGTCAATGCCGTTTACCCGAATATCCGTGATGCGGCGCTGGATTTCGTTGCGTCGTCTCAGGAGTTCCAAGGCCGGATCATCTTCCGGGTTATAGTAGTATAGTCCTGCCATTATAAGCCTGCTCCGGGGGCATTCGGGAAGATTCTGTCAAAGTTCTTGCGTCCCTGCCTGCTGTATCCGCCGCCCGGCTTCCAGTCGCTTTGTTTACACGGGCAGTTGGGTGAACATTTGTGTTTGTCGGGTGCGCCATTCCATCCGTTTGCGGGTGAGGTTTCCGCGCCGCATCCGGTGCATTTGTAGATTTCTTTGGCGATGCCGTCGTCTCCGGAATAAGGGCCGCCTTGACGCATTTCCCAAAATTGTGCTTTGACTTTGGATGACTTCCCGTTTTTTACTTTCGCCATTTCACTTTTTTCCTATCGCGCCAGGCGAACATGCTGGTTGATCTGCGCCGGGATGACCGGCAGGGTTCCGGTTCCATAAGACGCCGCCCGTTTCATTCTGGCCAGGCGGTCGGCTTGTGTGGTTTGCTTCTTGAAGTCCGAACGCGAGTTGTACGGCAGAACAATCGCGGTGCCGTAGGCAATCGCCATGCAGACATGGTCGAATTCGTTTTTTACCGGCATTTCTCCGATACGATTCTGGTTGTTGTCTGTCTTGTAGTGCCAGCCGCCTTTCAGTCCTTTATGGGCGGATACGGCGGAGGCGGATATGAGGATGAGAGGTTTCCCGTCCGCAACGGTCCTTCTCAAAGCGTTGTTTAGCGGGTCTATCCTGGGGATCCAGCGTACCGGCCCCGGCTCAAAATGTGTTTTAAGCATGTCTTGAATTCTTTTGGCCGCGGTGATGGTCCGGGTGCTTTGGTCGGGGGTCTGCATGGACGGGTCGCCAATATCGCGCCAGAAGACCGGCTTGTCACGATATTTGGGGATGAGCAGCAATGGGCTCAGCTTGTCTTCGATTAATTCCTTGACGCCATATCCCGGCATTTCCAGTGCGTCGTGAATGACCAGTTGACCGATGGGGTTCCACTGGGCGATGACGCAGGCCGGATGCTGGTATCCGTCCCAAAAACGGAATGCGTCCAGTTTCTGATAAAAGGGTTGGATTTTCTGGCTGTAATGGAAATCAGGGCCGTAACCGGGCGTAACGGATTTCCCCAGGTTGACGCTGGCGACTTTCCCCTCAACGTACCGCGCATATTTTCCGGCGTCGTTTTTAAAGGCGGCCATGTTGGCGGCCCGTTGCAGGGATGTCAGGTAGGTGTTTTCTCCGCGCCGGATGTGAAATGATCGCTTGGTGATGACGGTGCCGTCGTCGGCAACCAGGTATTCTTCCGGCTCGTCCAGTAATTCGGTTGTCCAATGGGTTTCGTCTCCTGGATTTTGCGTGATTTGCAGGTTTAAGATCGCGCCTGGTTGTCGGCCTGCGCGGGAAATCGCCAGGTCAAAGACTTCACGGGGAAGTCCGGCGTTTGCTTTTTCGTGAATGGGTGCTGGTTCTTCCAGCCAGATCGAACCATATTGCGGTCCTTGCAGTTTGGAAATGGACGCGGGATCGTCAATACCGAACAGGTCGCATTCTATCGGATATTCCGCCTTGATATACAATTTCTTGTAATCATTCTTGAAAACGGCCCGGTCTTTTAAGATGTCCTGGATAGAAATGGCGGTGGATGTCTTGATATTTTCGTGGGTGTCGCGGATGATGGCTGCGCGCAAGGGCTTTAATTTGCACCGGTGGGCATGGCGTAACAGGCGCGCAACGCCGCAATGTGTTTTCCCTTCACCCATTGGCCCGGTCAAATGATTAATGTGGGCGTCGGACATGACGAAAGCCTGCTGTGTAGGGGATAAATCGAATACAATATCCGATGCCATTATGAAGCGCCTCCGGGGATGACAAACATGCGTCCGGTCTTTGTATCGTGCTGCAACTGGTCGCCGCGTTCCCGATCCATAAAGATGATGCTGCCGTCGTGGCCGTCGCCAAGCGAGAATCGCAGTTTCATTTCGATGATGCTGCTTGCCTGTCTCATGGCGGTAATTTTTGCGCCCTGAAGGCGGATGTCGTCGGCAATCCATCCCAGGCATTGACTGATAATGTCCTTGATGGCTTTTGTCCGGTCGTCGCCGGATAGCCGCAATATCTTTTCCACCCATGTGATGGATGCATTTGCAATATGTTGATCGGCCAGACGATGAGCGAAGGCGTCACGATTTTCCGACGCCCAGTCCAGGCATTGCCTTTCCATGTCTTCCAGCGCCGTCAGGTCGGCAGGGACGTTTTCGCGGACATGGTCTGTGACGATACGCTGTGTTTCTTCTTTGCGGTCTGGTTGCTGGTTGGATAAATAACGGGAGACGGTCGGTTGTGATATGTCGTATCCCATGGATTTTAGTTGCTGGGATATGGCGGTGGCAGTGGTAATGCCGTTGGATATGAAATCTTCAACGGTTTTTTGCAGTTTCAATTTAACGATTTTGTTTCCAGCCATGCCGACCTTCTTTTTCTCTTTAGGATCGTCGCCGCGGCCTTTGTCCCGGTTGACCTCCGGAAAAGACACGGCGACATTATGGAACAAAATTAGCCTAATCAGTGAAGGCACTATAACACGGGTTTTCTTATGTATTATGGGTACTTGTCAGATAATCTTTAAGACTTCCTATAACTTCCCATAACTTCGTAAATGGAGTAAAAAACGTGAAAAATAATTCTTGACAGGGGTTTGTTTGGGGCTCTTTTTTGAATGATTTGGCAAATGATTATGTTACCCCGTTCCCCGGTGAGAAAAGCAAAGCGCACGGACTTGCACGAAGCGAAAAAGTTCAAAAATTTACACACCCAATACCATTGACGGGGGGGGAGTCCCGCGTCGCCGGGTTTCCGGTTTTCGGGCTTCCGTGTTCCGGCGGTCTGGTTGGTGGCAGGGTTCGGGTGCGGCGGTGGATCGTCCGGCAGCGTCGGCGGGCGGTGGTAGTGGTGACGGTGGTCGGTGGGGTCGTCGGATTTGTGTCTTTCCGGCTTCCGATTTCTGGAGATGGTGTAATCGGTCCCCAAAAAATCAAATGAATGATTGTATAAATGTTCGTTTAATAGATTATATAAATAATAATGAATACACTTGACAACTTTGATATTGATATAATATTATAACTATAAATTAAAGGTTTTCATTAAATCGGAGGTAATGGATATGCAAACGATCGCTTATATCAGGGTTTCAACGGATGGACAGGACGTCGAAAATCAACGCTTGGAAATCTTAAAACTGGCGAATGACCTTAATCTTGGTAAGGTCAAAATGGTCGATGAGGTTATTTCGGGCCGGAAATCGTGGCGTGATCGATCCATTGCGCCGATCATCCTGAATGATCTACAGAAAGACGATAATCTTGTTGTGGCCGAATTATCCCGCCTCGGCCGGTCGATGCTGGAAATTATGGAAATGCTTTCCCAGTGCACACAAAAGGGAATCAAGGTTTATGCGGCCAAAGGTGGATGGAAGCTTGATGGAAGCCTGCAATCAAAAATCATGGCGATGGTTCTGGCGATGGCCGCGGAAATCGAGCGGGATTTGATCAGCCAGCGCACCAGAAACGCGCTGGCCACAAAGAAAGCCCAGGGCATTCAACTTGGCCGGCCACGCGGCGCCGGAAAATCGAAGCTTGATAAAGACGATCTGCGTATCCGTGAATTAATTGCCCTGAAAGTTCCTCAGAAGTCCATAGCTGAAATGTTCGGCACCACGGAAGCCAATCTTGCGAACTGGATGAAAAAGCGCTCCATACGAACAGCACGCCAGAAATAGCCGCATTTTCTTCTGGCATCTTTCAATTCAAAGGAATTTAAACAATAAAAAGCTCGGCCTACCTTATGGGCCGAGCCGAAAAGTCTTCTCCTCGGTAATCCTTGCAAGCCGTTTTTGCTTGTTTTAAAAACGTCATTTTTGATTCATTTTTCACAAGTAAGATATATCATTATACTTTTCAACTTTTCTCCCCTTCCCCACGACACCTGAAGTCAAAGACCGCTGAATGAATACCGCCGGATATGATAACCTGTCGCTTCCGAAAGATCCCGCTAAAAGCAACCATGCATAAAAATTCAAAAACCCTCCCCCCGTATATCCATTTATTCATTCCAGCATGCCGCAGCCGGATCGGATGAAAGTCACCTACACACTTTTCAAACTTTTTGCGTCCGGATCTATATTCTATAATTCCCCCTATGACCCCCATTATATTATATTATAGTTACCGCGTGCGCCCGCGAACAAAGTAAAATATAATAAAAAGTTGTTGAAAAAAGTTTGAAAAGTCTGTTGTTTTTCCTAAGCATCCGATATAAATAACAAATAGTTTGTCGGTTTGAAAAAATAGTCTGTAAAAAGTCTGTAGGTAACTCAAAAAGTCTGTAGGT